TGATACCGACCTTGCCATCCGGCATGAGCGGCGTTCACACGCATTTAAAACCGACTGGTACCAACACCCACCATGTACTGAAGAACAGGCCGAATGGCTAATTCATAACTACCGCAGACGCGGATACGAGATTAAGAAAGCCCTCAGCCTCGATTATCGTCACTGGATAATCTCCGTCAGGCTTCCTTACTCTGAACGCCCACCGCGTCCGTCCCGCACATTCCAGCAACGCATCTGGAGGTAACGTGCGGGTATTACTTCGACCTGTTCTGGTACCGGAACTCGGGCTGGTGATCGTTAAGCCGGGCCGTGAATCCATGCCGGTATTCCACAATACCCGGGTACTGGTGGAGCCGGAACCGAAAAGCATGCGTAATCTGCCGTCCGGGGTCGTTCCTGCCGTTCGCCAGCCGCTGGCGGAGGATAAATCATTACTGCCATTTTTCAGCGACGAACGAGTGATTCGTGCTGCTGGTGGCGCTGGCGCATTGTCTGACTGGTTACTGCGCCATGTTAAATCCTGCCAGTGGCCACACGGCGATTATCACCACAGTGAAACCGTCATTCACCGTTATGGTACCGGCGCAATGGTGTTGTGCTGGCACTGCGACAACCAGCTGCGCGACCAGACCTCCGAATCACTCGGGCAACTTGCTCACCAAAACCTGTCTGCATGGATGATTGACGTCATACGCCATGCAATGAATGGCTCGCAGGAACGGGAATTATCGCTGGCTGAATTATCCTGGTGGGCGGTCCGCAATCAGGTGGCGGACGCGCTACCGGAAGCGGTATTACGTCGTTCGCTGGGGTTGCGTGCGGAAAAAATCCGCTCAATGTACCGTGAAAGCGACATCGTACCGGGAGAGCAGACCGCCACCAGCATACTGAAGCAGCGCACAAAAAATCTTGCGCCGCTGCCTCACGCCCACCAGCAAAACCCGCCACAGGAAAAGACGGTGGTCAGCATTGCCGTTGATCCGGAGTCACCGGCTCAGTATCTCCAGCGCCAGAAATCACAACGGGAAGAGATGCCTGTATACACGCGTTGGGTAAAAACGCAGAAATGCATGACGTGTGGCAATCAGGCAGATGATCCGCATCACATCATTGGTCATGGACTGGGAGGGATGGGAACAAAGGCTGATGATTTGTTTGTTATTCCGCTGTGCCGTAAATGCCATAGCGAACTACACGCCGGGGTAAAAGATTTTGAAGAAAAACACGGCAGCCAGCTGTTGTTGCTGATTCGTTTTTTAATGCACGCGAGAAATTCGGGTGTTCTGAAGTGGAAAGCATAAATGACTGAACGCATAGAATTTGTTTTGCCTTACCCGCCAACGGTGAACACTTACTGGCGACGTCGTGGCAGCACATATTTTGTATCAAAAGTCGGTGAGCGTTATCGCCGTGATGTGGCGCTTATTGTTCGCCAGCAGCAACTGAAATTAAACCTGTCCGGAAGGCCGGCAATAGAAATTATTGCAGAGCCACCGGATAAGCGCCGTCGTGACCTGGACAATATCCTGAAGGCACCACTGGATGTACTGACGCATGCGGGGCTGCTCATAGACGACGAGCAGTTTGATGAAATTAATATTGTGCGCGGTCAGCTTGTTCCTGGTGGGCGGTTGGGGATAAAAATCACAGAACTGGAGTACGCATGAATAACCAGTATTTACAGTTTGTTCGTGAGCAACTCATGATTGCCACCGCCGATTTGAGTGGATCAACAAAAGGGCAGCTTGAGGCCTGGCAGGAGAATGCCATGTTTGATACAGGGCGTTACAGGCGTAAAAAAATCCGGTACCGCGATGAAGTGACTGGAAAAATGATAACGCGGGATAATCCACCAATCCCGGGAAAGCAATCGCTGGCGAAGGGGGTGTCAATTCCTCTCGTCAGTCCGGTTGAGTTTTCGACATCATCGTGGCGGCGGGCTGTTCTGTCTCTTGAAGAACATCATAAAGCCTGGTTGTTGTGGTGTTACAGCGGGAGTATTTGTTGGGAATATCAGATCGCGATAACGCAGTGGGTGTGGAATGAATTTAAAACCCGGTACGGCACCAGAAAAATTGCAGGGAAAACGCAGGAGCGCGTGAAGAAGTTGATCTGGCTGGCGGCACAGGATGTCAGAGGATGGATTACCGGGTGTGAGGTCTACCAGAGACAGGAGCTTGCCAGACTGTGTGGAGTTAAGCCTGATAACTGGAGCCATAATTATGCGAACTACTGGCGTGAGATGTGCGATATTTTTAAGAGTCTCGATAGAGAATCTGTGATTTGCACCGTGAAAATAAGAGCGCAACAAAAAGCGACTTTTTCACGACGAGATATTGCAAAAGTCAATTAAATAGCGTACGTTTCGTATAAATCTGATATTTTGCCGATTTTGTACGCGATGGCAAAGTAAGAAAAAAACTGCCGTCAGGCGGTTTTTTTTTATGCCCAAAATCGCGTCAGTACAGTAAACACGCTGGTGGTTGCGAATACGGGTCTTTCAGCTTGCTGGCTTTTTCGACAAGAGTTATTGGTATGTCACGTTAACCGGAAAAAGGAAAAAGACATGCTAAAACAGCAGGATATGACAGAAACCGCCAGAGTGGTGTTTAATGAATTAAGCGTTACCGAACCGGCGACAGTCGGGGAGATAGCGCAGAATACTTACCTTTCACGCGAACGCTGCCAGTTAATACTGACCCAGCTGGTTATGGCGGGTCTGGCAGACTATCAGTTCGGTTGTTACAGACGCTTCAGTCCTGAAGGCTTTTTTATTTGTGGTAAATTGGGCGCTGGTGGGTGTTAGGGGCACCCACCAGCCATCTGCTCATGCGTTGGGTTCACAAGCAAACCTCAGGCCCACTGCTTTGCGCAAAAGCAGAATGAGCCTATCAGAGACAGGCTTAATGATCCATGCTTAATACTGTAAAAATATCCAGTTGTGAGTTAATCAACGCCGACTGCCTGGAATTTATCCGGTCGTTACCCGAAAATTCTGTTGACCTGATAGTCACGGACCCGCCGTACTTTAAAGTGAAGCCTGAGGGCTGGGATAACCAGTGGAAGGGCGACGATGATTACCTGAAGTGGCTGGACCAGTGTCTGGCGCAGTTCTGGCGGGTGCTGAAACCTGTCGGAAGTCTTTACCTGTTCTGTGGTCATCGCCTGGCATCTGATATCGAAATCATGATGCGTGAACGCTTCAGTGTGCTGAACCATATTATCTGGGCGAAGCCGTCCGGACGCTGGAACGGATGCAACAAGGAAAGCCTGCGGGCGTATTTCCCCGCCACAGAGCGCATTCTGTTCGCGGAACATTATCAGGGGCCGTATCGTCCGAAAGATGCCGGGTATGCGGCGAAGGGCAGTGCACTGAAACAGCATGTGATGGCCCCGCTGATTTCTTACTTTCGTGATGCGCGCGCTGCCCTGGGGATAACGGCAAAACAGATTGCAGATGCCACAGGAAAGAAAAACATGGTGTCGCACTGGTTCAGTGCCAGTCAGTGGCAGCTACCGAACGAAAGCGATTATCTGAAATTACAGTCGCTGTTTGCCCGGGTGGCAGAAGAGAAACATCAGCGCGGTGAACTGGAAAAGCCCCACCACCAGCTGGTGGATACGTATACGTCACTGAACCGGCAGTATGTGGAGCTGCAGAGTGAATATAAGCATCTGCGGCGGTATTTTGGTGTGACGGCGCAGGTGCCGTACACGGATGTGTGGACACATAAACCGGTGCAGTTCTATCCCGGGAAACATCCGTGCGAAAAACCGGCAGAAATGCTGCAGCAGATAATCAGCGCAAGCAGTCGTCCGGGTGACCTGGTTGCAGATTTTTTTATGGGCTCAGGTTCAACGGTAAAAGCGGCACTGGCGCTTGGGCGTCGTGCGATTGGCGTTGAACTGGAGACCGGACGTTTTGAGCAGACAGTCAGGGAAGTTCAGGATTTAATCGTTTGAAACGGATGAGATTGCAGAATTAATTACGCACCATTATTATTCTGCTCCCGGCCCTTTAGCTCAGTGGTGAGAGCGAGCGACTCATAATCGCCAGGTCGCTGGTTCAAATCCAGCAAGGGCCACCATCACATACCGCCATTAGCTCATCAGGAAAGAGCGCCAGCTTTCGAAGCTGGTTGCGCGGAGTTCGGGTCCCCGAAGGCGGTCCATTATCTGTATCCTGCGTTGTTAGCTCAGCCGGACAGAGCAATTGCCTTCTAAGCAATCGGTCACTGGTTCGAATCCAGTACAACGCGCCACACTTATTTTCCCTGGCTCGCTTTTGCGGGCTTTTTTTAAATGTCTCACAATTCAGGCGGTTGACTGTTGTCTGGTTTGCGGGGAGTTTGTTAAAAGAAACTGGCATGGTGAATCCCCCTGTGCGGAGGGGCAATCAGCGAGTAGGTATATGGGATAATCGCGGATTCAGGTGCTGGTACTGAATTCACCGGGAGGCACCCGGCACCATGCAATGGCACATAGCGCCACTCTCCAGCCCCTCTCCGGAGGGGCTTTTCTGTGCCGGATACATCACAGTTTCTGGAACCTTAGGTACTACAGTATCAGTCAGGGTGCTATATTTTCAGATGTGATGAAAGCCTGTCAGCAGGCAGGGCGTATCGGAAATGACCCAGTAGAGAAAACGTTGACTCAGATACCGGTGCTGAGTTACCGGGAAACCGGCATCACATGACCGCTATCCTTCCAGGCCCATCCGCTCCGGTGGGCCTTTTTACTGCAGAAAACAGGTTCCCCGTTAAATGCTATGTTGCTCACAATTCAGTAAGTTGACAGTTGCCTGTCAGACTGGGCATTTGTTAAAAAAATTTCGCATGGTGAATCCCCCTGAGCGGAGGGGCGACTGGTGACGGTATAATCTCTGATTATCAAAACGAGAATGACGCGGGTTTAGTGGCACCGGGCTGAACTCACCGGGAGGCACCCGGCACCATGTGCATGATGATACAGATACGCGGCTTTAGCCCCTCTCCGGAGGGGCTTTCTTATGGACAAAAAAAGCCCGCGCTGGGAGACGCGGGCGGCAAGGAATAAACAATAAAACGTGAAGTAATATTTCAG